GACGCCATGCAAGTAAACACCGCTCTGCAACGCGCACTGGTCAAATGCATTGCGTATCACGGCTTTGGTTTGTTGGTTTTTGAGGGCGCAGCCGATGAATTGATTGCGGAAGAGGAGCCAGAGAAGGTCGAGGAGAAGCCCAAGACCAAACCAAAGAAGGCCAAGAAGGAGGAGCCAGAGGTTAAAATTAACCCGTCAACTGATGGAATGCGAGAGAAGATACTTGATCATCACGCTGACATCGTTGAGTTGGAAGACGACGAGACCTTTGTAACCATTAAGCCTGACAGCCATGCGTTCGACATAGTCGAGAAAATTTACGGCGAATTTATGCCTACGCTGGCTGATAAAATCGGCGCAAATCCAGAAGAGGGTTTTTACGGTGAGCCTTGTTACGACACCAACGAAGAGTGTGTCAAAGCTATCGAAGGCTTTTACAAGCACAATAAGGAATCAATCGGGGGTCTTTCGAAGATGTCTCCCGTTACTCACAAAGCAGTGATGGCACTTTTTAAGAAAGCGAAGAACGCAGCCCAGAAGGGGCAAGTTTTTGAATATCAAACAGGAGAAAAATGATGGCGAGAACTAATTTTGGTGGTGGCAATATCTTCCGCAACTCAAGGAAGATCAATCAGTTGTCGATCAATATAAACCACGCAGATAATTATAACGACAAGCAGCCCGACATCAGTGGTGACATTGAAATCACCAAAGAGGCAGCGCGTTATTTGGTGGAAGCATTTAAAAACAAAGAGACAGAAATGTCTAAAAGACGGCAGACTGAGGGGCAACAGGTCGCCAAACTTGAGATTGCTGGCAGAGTATGGGAAGGCAAAGGAGGGCCGTATATGTCGGTATGGCTGCAAGAACCTTACAAAAAGCCCACTCCTCAGGTAGAGGAGGAAGACGATCTTGACGAGATTCCGTTCTAAGAGGTGGTTGGCAGCGGTCAGGGAGGAGCCGTGTCTTATATGCGGTTCACTCCTCACCGTTGCCCATCACGTTAGGTTTACAACACCCGCCGCGATGTCTCTCAAGGTGCCTGACGACATGACTGTTCCTCTGTGCGATATGCACCACAAGGAACTTCACATGCACGGCAACGAGAAAAGGTGGTGGGCTTTGCAAGGAGTTGACCCAGAAGAATGGATAAAACAATTCAAGAAAACAGCTACGGACTTGAAGCGATAAAAACAGCTTTGCGCCAGACCAAGGATGGCATTGCCATAACACTCGTTGTGCATCCGAATGATGTTCCTGCCGATCTAATGTCTGATCCGATTGGGTCGAGATACATGGTTGGCATGGCGCGGCTTGATGACGACGATACGATTATGACCCCACCAAGTGTACGGGAATCCAACAAGATTGTCGGTCAAGCTGGAATGCTGTGCCGAGAGGACTCGTTTCAAGACTGGTTATTTGATCAAGGTTTGATTTTTGAGAAGAACGAAGAGGCGGCTGCAATAGCTGTGCGTCAACATTGTGGCATACATAGCCGCATCGAACTTTCGTCCAACAAGGAAGCACAAAAATTATGGACCGATTTACTCGGTGAATTTGAAAGTAGAGGTAATCATGCATGAAAAAAAGATGAATGTTTTAGAGGGCGCAATTCAGAATGTGTGCGGCGACAGGCATAAAGACTACGGCGATGCCTTTGTCAATCACACTAGGATTGCCAATCTTTGGAATGCGTGGATCGCTGGCAGAGAATGGTCTGGTAACCCTTTGACCGCATACGATGCTGCCATGATGATGGGGCTGGTAAAAGTTGCGAGGTGCATGAATAAACCCAAACTTGATTCTCATATTGATATAGCTGGCTACGCAGCGGTAGCAGAGGATATTTATGAAAAGATAATGGAGGTAGACAATGGCGGGACAACAGAACAGACCGCGTCGGATGACAGAGCCGAGTAAAACTTGGAACATTGTTTTTCCGTTTAGGCTTATCACACGCATCAGAGAAATCGCATCAAAGAAGAACATAACAGCAGCCTCAGTTGTGCGAGAAGCAGCGGAGCGCTACGTCGAGGAAGTGGAGGGCAAAAAGAAATGAGCAAACACTGGCTTTGCCAAGAACTTTTTGATTTACGAAAAAAGGCTAAATTATCAAGAGAGGCTTTGGGAGGTCCTGCTAGGACCAGCGCCAGCACAATAGCTAATTTCGAGAGCGGGAAAACAAATGTGGGCTTCTGTTACGTGGAAAGATTGTTTCATGAATTGGGCTATGAAATAGACATTCACAAAACCAAAAAGGGGGAAAGCGTTGACTAGACGCTTCCCCCCGCATCTGAGGTGACACAGGATTAAAGCCATACAAGGATAACCCTAATATGAAGATAGCATCTGTTGAGCAAATCGTAAATAGGTACATCACTGAGCACGTTGATCACGTAGCAATTGATCACAAACGGGCATCCATAGCTTGGAAAAGGCTAGCCCCTCACTTCGGAAACATTCCAATTCACAAACTCAGCGGTAAGCATGTCTCTGACTACACAAAAAAAAGAGACGCTAGTGCCGGAACAATCAATCGAGAGTTAGGCGTGTTGAGCGCAGCGCTGAGGTGGGCAAACGCGGAAGGAATAATTGACCGCGTAATTGTTATTAAGAGATTGTCTGAGCCTGAGCCAAGAAAGATGTGGCTGGACAAAGAAGAATGCCTTCGGTTTCTTGAAGCATCGAAAAGATACCCGCATGTGTTTCTTTTTGTTGCTATTGCTCTGCTCACAGGGCAACGCAAAGAAGCAATCCTCTCTCTTCAATGGCCTCAGGTAGTTTGGAAAGAAG